GAACCTTGTCCCTGACCGTTTTGCCCGCTTCGATCGCCTTGCGAAGGCTCGCCCTGGCGCGGGCATCTGGGAAAAAATCGATCAGCTCCTCGACGAATGCATCGGCAGCTTGGGTGATCGCATCCCCTGCTAATGCTCGACCAAAGTCTTCATCGCTGATCGACTGCTTGTCGGCTTGCTCCTTGCACAAGCAATACAGAACATCGGCCAGAGTGACCGGATCGGAGACAAGTTTTGAGAGAGACTTAAACCCGTCGTCGACCAGTGCATACAGGTCGATCCCGAGCAGACCACGGATCCGTTTAACAGCCGCGACATTGATAGCGATTTCCCAGGTGCGTCGGGAGTTATCCACAAAACTGTGCATTTTCTAAAAGCCTTCCGTAAGCAAGAGAATCGAAACGGGATTAGGCAACGGTCATCCAGCTAGGTGGGTTGGCCGAATAGGTTGGCTTCGCGGTAACCGAAACGGTGATCGCTTCTTCGAGGGCTTCATTGCGCGAGAAGCTAGCGATACGAAACGTGGCTCGCAGGCCTTGGGATCCGCTACTGCCTGCTCCGGTGATGAGTCCATCCATTACCGCAAACTCAACGGTTGTGTTGTTGAGGAATGCGTCGCGGATCGAAGTAAAGTCGGTGTCAGCACTATCCCAGACCATTTCGAATTCCAAGGACGCATCCTTAAGGGTGCCGACCGTGGCCCGCCAGCCGTTATTAGCGCGGGTCGATACGTCTGCCTCACCGGTTTCGAGATTGAGGGTAAGATCTTTGACGTTACCAATGATGTCCCAAGTGGGAGCAGCATACGTCCCCGTGTTTCGGTAAAGCTTTGCGTCGAGTCCAAGTTTTGCTGGCATGTTTATTTCTCCTTATCGAATGCTGTTTGCCCACATGGCAGGCAAGCGGTCTTTGACTTTCTCTAGTGCTGGTCCCATAAATGGTCGCTTGGGGTAACGTTCCTTGCGAAACCTCCCCCCGAACTCGTGCGCCTTGGCTGAATTGCCGATGATTTCGAAATCCGGTCCGATGATGGCCACGCCCCTTTGCTTGTCGATCGAGTACATGATCGACCGCTTGAGTTGCCCTCGCCTGGTATTCGGTGGTGTGCCAGGCATCGCAGCGGTCTTGCGACGTCGGATCGATCGGCGGGCTACCAATCGGATTGATGCTGCCGCATGGCCCAGGCTTGTGAATTTGCCTTGCTGGGCCTTGGCTTTGACCTTATCGAATGAGTTTTTGGTTGTTGCCTTCATTCCGAGCATGCTTACCTCACGAGCCGATAGGTCAAAGTAAGGACACTGGTAAACTGCAGCATCTCCTGCAGGTGGTCAGGCGCATAAAGCAGGCTGTTCTCTACGTTCATGAACCGAGCGTTCGGATAACTCGATAGCCGATTCCCCCTGAAGTAGTCGGCGATTTCCTCGACCAGAAGCATCAGTGCATCGATCGTTGCGACTTGGTTTGGCACCTTCTTCTGAATCCCAACATCGACTTGGTAATCAAAGTTGTCGCGGGAGCGATCCAAAGAAGAGCTTGTCACCCCCTTTGGGACCACCGTGACTTTGAGATCTGACATCGACTTTAGGTCGTAGATCGGCAAATACTGCCGCTGGGCAGTAAATGGCTGGCTGAATGCGTTGCCATTTAGCTCTGCGGTGATTGCATCTGCGATTGCGACGACGTTTGCGCTCATCAGGCGATTCCGATTTCTTTGGTGTGGATTCGATAAAGGCTACGATGTGGATCCGACCAGCGCCACGCAGGCTCTCCCCCCGGAGCGTTGACCTCGTAGGTGTAGACTTTGGTGCCGACAGTCTCTCGGATCGTGTCACCACGTTCGGGTGTGATTACCGATCCAGCCAAGATCAAGTCTGCGGGGCTAATCAGAAAGTCACGATCAGTCCACTGCATGCGGACACCACCGTAACCATCATCAAGTTTCATGAGCGTCCGACCGATCGTGGCCAAGACGCTTACTTGGTTTGCTCCTCGAACATAAACCACAGTGCTCGAAGCATGCGATTTGAGCTTGCTTGCAAGCCACTGCTGGCCAGCGCGAAGTAGATCGACCATCCTGATCCCCCTTACGGTTTGTTCGTCGGGGGAGTGTTGTTTTGCTCGAGAAGCTTAAGAAGGTTTTGGTACTGCTCCATGAGCTTTTTGAATTGCTCGTCGTCCAGCACAGCGTTTCCGCGTTGCTTCCGAGCGTTTCGGATCGCTTGGAGTACAACCGGAAGACCATATTGGAGCGCCAGCAGAATCGCGATGCTCGAACCTGCCGATGTTGCAACTAAGGTGGATGTGCTCCACATGTATTGCTCTTTGATTCGGTCGGTGATTCGATCAGTGATGATGCCAGAGTCCTCAGGATTTTTGGGTGTAGGCCTCAGTTTTGGTCGATCGACGATCGAATCGATCAGATCGTCTTGGACCTGCGATTGGGCCAAGAGCCCCAGGGGAACCTGCATCGGCTCTCCGTAAGTCGTCGAAGGAACCTGAACGATTTCATGGGGCTCATCGATTTGGTAGCAGACTTCACGGGTTCCCGACGGAAGACCCTCGAGGGTTGCAGGAAGTTTGCCACGCATCGCGCTAAGTAGGAACGGGGTTGATTGTCCCAAGCCTTCGCCACCACCGGCCCAAGTAAGAAGTCCGACCACGCGTGGTCCCTCCTCGGTATAGTCGATGACGCTCGAGCCGCTCCGCCCTCCGATCGCCTCAGGTTTCCAGGAGAGGATTTGACCTTCCTTGCGGTTTAATCGCAGTACCTGCAAGCTTGGCCACTCGCACCTTGGGCAGCCAAAGGTGGTGATCAGTGACTGGGTATTAGGGTAGCGATCCGCAATCGGAATCGGGTCGACATCCTTGGCAAACTGCGGGTTGCACTTCAGTAGTGCAAAATCCACGCTGGTTCCTTTGCCGTACCCCGATGAGATGATCGTAGCCGTACTCCGCTCCGAAACACCATTGGTATTCCATCGTTCGACATTAACGGTTCGGCCACGGGTCGTACCAGCAACGTGCGCGTTGGTAAGTACGATCGCATTGCCTTCGGAAGTCCTACCAACGATCGTTCCGCTACCGCAGACGTTGCTAACAGTAACTCGCACCGTTGCCCGGATCACTTGATCGAAGCGATCTTGAGTGGGGACCGCAACCCTCGATCGAGTTTGATTGCCCACGATCGCGAACTCTTCGGTGAGCGGATCCAAGAAGATCGACCCACTGGGAGAAGGTTGAACCAGTTGGCATTTACCATCGATGCAGATCTTCTCTTGTCCCAAAATTGCAGGTGCCAAAAACACAAGCAACCAAATCATGCTTGCAAACTTAAAGGTCTTCATAACGACTCCGTTGATGTCAGTAACTAAAATACGAAACGAAACAAGTGTGGCGAACCTGAGTCACTGACTGATTCGCATTCGGACAGTCGTGTCTGCGGATGCAGCCGCGCGAACGACCTTACCGATCGATTTATTACCGGTTGCCGTTGCGGTCACGACGTTGTTGGTGTCGTCCCAGTACAAGATGGTCCCGACGGTGAACGCAACGCCGGTGTTCTTGTTGAAATCGAAGACACCATCCACAGCAAGCGATCCGAGCTCGCCAGCAGCAAGTGGTCGAACCGTAACGCCGACCAAATCCCCTTGGACGACCACGTCCCCTGATGCCAAAGCGCTAGCAGGGGTGTGGTCGATATACTTTCCGTCTTGAATGAAGGTTGCCTGAGGCATGAATCTTGACTCCTACAAAAATCAGTTAAGCAGATGAACTGTCGTGAAAAACGTTGACTAAACTTCGCCCTTGCACTTGATCCCTGCGCGAGGGTCTTGCAAAGCACAGCCAAAATCGTGGTAACCACGCATCTGGACTCCAAGCACGTTGAAATCAGCAGTAGCCGATTCGATTGTTGGAGCTTCCTGCCCATTAAGGAATGCGACCTCAATGAGTGGTAGATCGTTCGGATCCGTTAGCAAGTACCAAGCCTTTGCTGAGTTGCCGGGGTATAGGGCATTGGCCAAGTACCGGCTGACTTCCACTCGGAACTTGCCGACGTGTGGGTTGGAAATTGGCATGCGAGCACTAGCCGTGTTGTCTCGCATTTCCAGAGATTTAAAGAGCTGCGATCCGATCGCCGACAATGCAGTTGGAACCAGCAAGATCGCAGGCATGGTACCGATGGGTTTGCCATCGGAATCCACGAGGTCGTAATAAGCGACTTCCGCCTTGGTGAGTCCATCGATCGAGAGCACCGTATCGGCACCACTAAGGAAGTTCTTATTGCCCCCTGTGAAAAACGAAGAATTCGCAAGGAAAACGGTCCAAAAGACATCATTGATCTTTAGGCCCGAGCCGCGGCCGAGCTTCCTTGGAACGGTGGTGATCGCACCTAGGTCGTCGTTGATGATGTCGCGCCTGTCGACGGCCATCATCAAGCCGTAGGTGTCGGCTCGGTTGGTGTAGCTTTCGTTACCGAGGTTCCCATGCTTAAGTTCACCACCAGGAGCGACCAATTCGTATTGGTCCTTCCCGATAAGCCGGTAGCTGGTCACGGTCTTAAAGTCCGAGACATTGCGCACCGCACAGATGTTACGCCAGACGCGCTCTACGCTATAGAACCCGTCCAAGAGGAACTTGTTAGCGACATTCGAAAGAATGCCCCCGATGTCGATATTGCTTACCGAACTGGCTTCGATCGAGTTGCCGAAAGCTGCTCGCATTACTGCGCGGTTGTCACGGAAGTTTCGACCTGAATAACCGTTTGCCCAAGCCGCTTCGAGGATCAGTTCCTGCAAGCCGATCCCTCCTCGGAAACGTCTGGCTGCCAAATCAAGAGATTGCTCATCGGCAATCTCCTCGACGTTCGAGAGATTGGCTGCCAGGTAACAAGCCGCTTCCAACACCGGAGCGTTGATGGTGTTTTGCTGGACGTGGATCGCGGGAACCTCAGGTCGGCTGCCACGGATTTTCGCGAGCTCGGCCCTCTCCAGCGTCCAACCCTCACGGATTGCCTGAGCTTCGAGCTGAGGCAGCACACCGCTGTAGATCTTACGAATTCCAGCAATGCGTTCCAGTTCGGCTGCATGCGCCGTTCGCATGGCTTCAATAGCCGCAGTGACTTCCGTTTGCGTTGTCACAGGCTCTGGGGTTGCCTGATTCGGAACAACCGGAGTGGTCGGAGTCGTGTTAGCGTCGTCTTGAACTGGGGTTTGCGGATC